CAGTGTGGCTTTTGCTGATCAGATGGCCTCTACCTTCATGAAGGGTAAAATCACTACTACCCCTCTTTTTAATCTCGCTAGTACTCGACGGTGCATGATGAGAAACTGTCTATTATATTGTATTGAACCACGCTTCAGACTTAGCCAAGACATGGGTTCGGTGAGGGCTAATACAACTTGGTTCAGTGGTTTATATCAAATAGTAGGATATAAGCATAGTATTGATTCCAGTAGAGCAGAGTCCGAATTCTTGCTTGTGAAGGGAGCAGGAAAAGGAGCAAAACTAAATGACACTGCTACCATTGAGGAAGGGGATAACTAATGGCTCTTAAATTAAAAATAGGTACAGTACAATCCAAGGCGGATATTTCTCAGACGGGAATGTTTAAAGTTGCTTTTAAATCTTCTCTAGATGGAAAACCCGTATACGAAAATGTTAAGTATGTTACTCCCTACGGTAACACTCAAGAAGGGTTTGTAGCGGTTCCTCCTGCTGGTAGCCAAGTGCTGGTGGCTTACGAAGATAATGTCGCTTTGGAAGGTGATGAGCTTAGAGGTAACTTTTATCTAGGCTCCGTTATGGGCGCAATCACAGGGCTCAATAAAGAGGCTAGTCTTGACACTGAAGGATTGGAGGTAGCCGCTAACACCTTCCTTGATAAGAGTACTAAAGGATTAAAGGGGCCTACAACTAAAGACGGAGAGGTCGCTGAGATAACTCCCCCAGACTACGGAACATGGCCCGAAAGATTTAAGGACATGTATGATGGCAAGGGGATCACTCCCGAAGCTATCGGCATAACTAATCACCGAGGAGACGCTTTTAAAGTAGCTAGTAGGTATAATAACTCAGAAAAAGCGGATCTCCCCTTCCAAGACTACCGAATTGGTATTATGAGTGGTGGGGGAAAAAGAATTGAAGCAGTAGACAGTCCCATCGTGGATGGAATTGTCATGACTAATGAACACAGAGGAAAGGACTTCTTTATCTGGAGTACAGGACTCAGCGAGCAAAGCCCTTTTGCAGAGGGGGAGTACCACATGAGAACTCATGGGCCTGTGAATATGTATACGCTCATGAATCGCTTCCATATTTGGGTGGAAGAGGGGTTAAATGTAGAAATTGAAAATAAGGCTACAGGAAAAAATGCCTATGGACCTGACACAGGAACCAATTCTGATGGTCGCCTTGATCCCAATACAGGCGAACCTGCCAACGGCTTAGGAGATCCCGGAACTGGAGGGTACTTCGCCACTAGAGCAGGAGTTTTTGGAAATGAGACTACAGGGTGCATCCAACTTCTTTCTCATCATAATAATATCTCTCTCAAGGCCGAGGGACAAGATTCCGTGGTCTTTGTAAATACTCCGGGGCCGCATTCTAGGGTAATAGTAGAGTCTGGCGGTTCGGTAGATATTGTAGCCAGAGGAAAGATCACCCTCCAAAGTGAAACTGAAGTAGAAATTACCGCACCTCAAGTAGATATTAATGGCTCAGAGCTAGTACATATGAATGGTAAGGAAGTACAAATTAAAGGTAATCCTAATATTCACCTCAACCAGACTACGGGCTATGATGCCCCAGCCCCCTAACCCTATATAAGATATGGCAACATTCGATTTCTCCAAAGCAGCAGCGATTATCTCATCTTCTCCGACCCCCATTTTAGATGCAATGGGGTCGCAGTTTGGAGTTCCTCAGTGCATGATGGATTTCACGAAAGATGTTCTTAACGCCTTCCCATCTTCCATTCTTAGTGGTATGAGTAATGGTATCGGAGAAGGTAAGGCTCTAGCTGATTCTGTATTCAAGGATATTATGCGAAAAGTATTTCTTGATACGGGGATCGTAGAATACGATACTACTTTGGGTAGGTTTGTTTTTGTCTCTAGTTCTTCTAACTTGGGAGTAGAAAACGATCTTCTAGGAGGCTTAGGAGACCTCACAGGCTTGGGGACTATCTTAGGGTTCGGAGCAGAAGCTTGGGTTATTGGCGAAAATGTAGGCGAACAAATTGACCTTATAAAGAACTGTATTGACAAAATGAAGTCTTTCCAAGGGCTTCAAAAAGGCCCCTCGGCTATTGCTGACCAGCTTGTAGGCTTCAACATGACAGACGCAGCAGGGAATGTAATTGATTCTTTCCCCGCTCCTCCCCCTTCTGAAGCTGCAAGTCTAGTTTATGAACAAAACAAAGCCTCCTTGGAATCGGCTGCTTCTTTTGTTACTCAAGCGGATAAACAGCAACAAGCCATTGCGGAAATTCAAAAGGCTCGTTTAGAAGATCCTGCTAACAATCCTGAGCCCGTGTTCTGGAAGAACATGCCTAACCCTAATTTTGATCCCACCCTTCCCAGTAGTTGTGACAACCCTGAGACTTTAGGAGAGGCATTAGACTGTGCAAATGGGGGGCAGGGGACCAGCTTCCAGTTAGTAGACGCAGAAGCAGGAGCAGATGGATTCCCTATCGTTCCTCCCAGCCTCTCAGGAGAAGCGTTTGATCCATTTACAGATGTTCTCTCTGCCGAGGTGAGCGATCTAGGTGCCCCCCTATCCACCAAAGGACAATTCTTATTCTCTAGAACGGGTATTTATTATGATGCATACGGTGGCGGCTTAGATTACTCTGGATGTATTACTAATATTGTCAATGCCGTTTATTATGATGATGAAGGTAATCCCATTCCGGGAACTGGAGTTCCTGAGAAATCGCTGGAGTATCTATTTAAATATAACCCCAATTTAGGAGGTAAAGGTACTCAAGTTTCGTGGGCTACTTTTAACCGCTGGGCTAATACTGCGTTTGATATAGATCATATTGATGAAAGCCCTACCATGCAAGAGTTTTACGATGACGATCACTTCTTGCAAGTGTTGTTGGACCAACGCAACCGCGAGATTTATGATAGCTCTTCTTACATTACGGACCTTCAAAATCAAGGATATGCTGAGGATAGTGCCCTCCTAATTAATCAACGCCAGATCCTATACTCTAAGATTGCTACCCACGATTCCAAAATTAATAAACGTAAGAAGCAGATTGAAGTTCATGTTATCTTAGCTCCCGATGACGCACCCGCAGTAAAAGGTCATATTCCTATCAATAATTTTCAGGATCTTGATGCCGGATTATTGGCTATTGAGAAGTCTAAACAAGATAATCTTATTTTTAATCCGGGAGAAGTGTCAGGAATTGTCCTCCCCCTTTGTCCTGAGTATATTAAGAGTGAGGTTCCTCAAGATGAGTTTACTGTTGAAGATTTAATGGTGCCTAATGTGGGGGTGGGGCAGATCATTACTTCAGACTTCCCCGTTAGCGGAACGAGCGGTACGGTTCTCTCCCTCACGGATGAGGTTACCACAAACGGCTTAGTAAGTATTTACAACTTTCTGGACGCGGATATCGTCAAACCTGATTCGAGCAAGTATTTAGCTATTAACTGCGCTACTAGCGGTGGGGCTTCCGAAATGGCTGCTCAATTAGTTGCGTCTTCTATTGATAGTATGTTCCCGTCTGGGATTGGTGTTCCTTATTTCCGAGGAGTGTGTAACTTCTTTGGGGGAACGGATGGAAACCCGAAGTCTGTTTATTACGACGAAGAGCCTCGATACCAAAACTCTGCATATAGACCCTACGGTTACGGCAGAATTGATAGTGGGTGGTCAGACATTGATAGTTTGTTGTATAATAACAATGGAGCTAGTTTTGATTTCTGGACCCATATTCCTGACCTAGACGAAGCTAATGGTTTGGGCTGGGCAGGAGACCAATCTTTATCTGCACTTCACCGTGTGGTTATAGGCTGTGAAAATCGTGGGGGGACAAATTCTACTGAATTAGATTCATGGAGTGTGGGTCCAACCTTTGGATCAGATGTGGTTCGAGGTATGCTCATGGGCTTCACCCGAGATCGGAGAATTACGAAGGGGGCTGCGCCCAGCAACCTCCCTGCGGACAATAACATTACAGAGGGCCTTGTATTCCATATGAGCCCTACGCAGTCTATTAACAGCAGTGGCGTTACCTTTGTAGCTGCTTCGGGAGATATTGGATATTGTCCTCAAGATGCAGTTCCTCCTAGTGGATTTTATGGAATTGCCGTAGATACTTCAACTACTACCGCAGGAGGGCATAGCTTTAATGATTGTTCCTCTATGTTTGTTCACACGACTGTCGCTGTAGACTATGGCGAGGATAAAGTTAGTATTTACCTTAATGGAGAAAAGGTTAAGGAGCAATCGGTAGGGGCAACCTTCGGAAGAGAGGGGGCTCCTCAGATCCCCTCTATGACCGACACTCGCTCGTTTAGCTACGACCCTCAGTATGAGGGAGATCTGCCTCCCAACGCGCCCCTATTCCCTCCCAATAGCTTAGGCTATCGAGACTTCTGGTATTGGAATGGTCCTGTCCCCGAAGGATCTCCCACTAACATGTCGCTTACTCCTTGGATTATTGGGGGAGGTTACACTGATGGCATGTATCCGCAAGGGGGTTCGGGGAACTCTATTGAAGGGATGAATTTCATGGGCGGAAAATGGGGTGGTAAAAAAAGTGGGCTGCACGGATTTATTGGAAGTCTAAAGCTATATAACAGGGCACTCTCTGAATCCGAAGCACTCAGAAATTATAATGCCCAGAAAGGTTTCTTCACCACTATTAGGACTTATCCGTATTAATTATGGCAACCACGACCACACATAACTCCTATGGAGCAGACGTAAGTTTATCTGTTAAGCGCAGTACTTCTTCGAAGTATAAGCGTAGAGCGGGATTCGTCTACCCTCTCACAGGATCGTTTAAGACGGTCACAGGGGCACCTCCCGCTCTTCAGAACAATGCGACCGAAGGAAGCTACTTCAGCCCAGCGTATGGGGTATCTTTAATTAGAAATAATTTACGACAACTCTTGTTGTGTGAAAAAGGGGAGAGAGTAATGCTCCCTAACTATGGGCTCTCTTTGCAAAAATATGTATTTGAGCCTTTAGATGAGACTACTTATTTCTTAGTAAAAAATGATATTCTTCAAACTCTTAATACTTATTTTAGTATTGTGAATGTCATCTCCTTAAGTGTTTTCTCAACGGCAATTGAAGCTAACCGAAACCAGCTTGTGGTTCGACTGACCTTGCAGTTATTGGATAGCTCTTTAGACATATTCGATGTAGAGGTTAATTTAGCATAATGGTATTTTCAGGAACAACGCAGACAGATTTTATGAAGCTGGCTTCTATCCCCGATAGAAAAAAGCAAGAGTATATTGATTACGGTGGAACCGACTTCTACAGTATTAGACAAGACTTAACAGACTATATCAAAGCTGTATACCCTCTCGATTATCAGAACTTCTCCGAGTCGGATTTAGGCATGATGCTTATTGAAGTGGTTGCGTATATGGGTTCAGTCATGTCTCTTAAGGGGGACATGTTGGCTAATGAAAACTATTTAAGAACTGTTAAAACTAGAGACAATCTTCAAAAGTTATTAGAATTAATTGGAGTGGATATGAGAGGCCCATTAGCGGCTGGGGCTAATGCAAAACTTACTTTCGAAACTGTTCCACCAGAGGGGGACTTTCCTTTAGTGTATACCCCTCAACAGCGCGTATTCGCTATTACCTCTAAGGAGGATGGTGCGCCTGTTAATTACACCTTGTATAAGATTGTAGATAATGCAATTCAAAATATGCAAAATGTTGACGGGAATATCGTGTTGCAGGGAAGCGAGGCTGATAATTCTCTGAGCAGTGTATACACTAATGTAGCCTTACTAGAAGGGGCTTTAAGTGTTCAAAAGGGAGAGTTCGATACCTTAGAAGGAAATAAAAGAATAACTCTTACCGACTCTCCTATTGTTGATGGGTCGGTGCAGGTATGGGTTAAGACTAGCAACCAAGATGATGCGGCAAATGGAGCTTATCAACAAGTGGATAGGCTTTATTCGGCTTCGGGAGCAACCGACAAAATATTCCAAGTTATTAACGATGATAACTATGCGGGTACAGTGTTGTTTGGGGATAACGCTTTAGGTATATCCCCTCCTGCTGGAGCAGAGTTTACGGTTACTTATCGAGTTGGAGGAGGTAGTCGAGGAAACATCGGAACAGGTATGATTAATGTGCAGACCACCGCTCAAGACTCTGCTACGCCTACTCCTGCCAACCATATTGCAGTGACCGAGAACAATACTCCCGCCACGGGGGGTCAAGCTGCTGAGACGGCAGAACATGCTAAAAAATATGCCCCCTATACATTTAAAAGGCAAGATAGAGTAGTGACTCTAGAAGACTTTATTGCTATTGGTAATACCTTTAGAAGCAAGCAGGGCACAGTCGGCAAAACTACCGCTGCTGTAAGAGACGCTTACTCTTCGGGTAACATTATTGATGTATACACACTAGAAAAACAGGATGATTTAAGGTTGCAAAAAGCTTCAACTACTTTTAAGAAAGAGCTATTAGAAGAGATTGAGCCTAAGAAAATGCTCACAGATGAAGTAGTTGTGGTGGACGGACTAATCAGAACTTTGGATGTGGTTGTTACTATTAGAATTGATAGAGAATTAGAGACTTTCGAAACTCAAATTGAACAAGAGGTGGTGCAAGTTATTTTAGATCACTTTAATATTGACAATTCTGATTTTGGAAAACCCTTTGTTACTACAGAACTTAATCGAGAGATCTTCAGGTTGCCTAACGTAAGGTATTCTACTATTGATAATTTACCAGAGATTACCAATGTTGAATTCAACGAAATTATTCAACTCAATAACTTTACAATTAATACTGTTCTAATTTAATGTCACGCAGATATGTAAAAAAGGGAAAGTGGAATAGCCTTAACCAAATAACCCCCGAAGTTGTAGCGGTAGTCTCTGCGAAAGATAACGTAGAGAATTCGGCTGATAGCCAGAAGTATTTTAAAAGGAACTACTTAGAGGCTATCCGTCAGGTTATACCTAAGTTCTACTTTTCCGATGAGGCGACAATTAGTGGAACGCAGGTATCGTTCCCTAATCAGTTAATTAATTCTCATATTCTTGCGGTAAAAAATCAGCAGACCACGTTTCCTCTTTCCAGTATTGCTGATAGTGTTTATTTCTCATCTCTCAATAGTCCTGAAGGGTTAGCACCTTATTTCTATAAAGATACCCCTCCTGCACAAATTGACGCAGACGATTTTAATAGAAATATTTTATTCCCCTTAGGCTATTCTCTTAATAGTTACAGAACTAGCGCAGCGTTTGTAGACTTTGTAAGTGGTACACTGCTTCCTAAAATCCCCTCCATACATGCTGGGCACCATAGTACGGATGACCTAGCGAGTTTAACAAATAACGCTTACGCAACCGATTCGTCCTCTACTTATACCTATCTGGCTAATAATTTAGGATGGGTTTATTTTCTTAACAGGTCTGGGGATAACTTCGACTGCTCCACCCTCCTTCCCCAACTTCTCACGGATACTATTTGGAAAGGAAGACCCTTAGTCTTAGCCGATTCTTTAGATATTTTTGAAGAACACTTATGGAAGAATCAAGAAACGTGGGGGTTAGCGGATAAGATTGTCCCCGTAGATTATGTTTCTTCTCTTGGGGTAAGTTCAAATACCTATGTAAGCGGTACTCAGCTATTAGATCGTCTCAAAACTCTCAACTCAGTGGTGTACTCACCAGAGTTTTTAAACTCTACTGACTCGAAAGTAGAGACTGCTTTTACTACTTACTTTACGACCTCTAGCCCAACTGTAGAGGGGGCACTTATAGATGATACTGTAGAAGCGGGGCCTCTCTCTCGATTCCTAGAGGCTATGGCTTTTAGCATGGCCGATGGAGTAGGGGAGCAAGCAGAGCTTAATACTTTATATGACATTGGTAAATGTCCCCAAGAGTTCTTAGAGCTATTAGGTGAGCTTATTGGTTGGAAGTTTATCGGCTCAGACTTTGATAAGTGGCGTGTCCAACTACGAAACGCAGTTCAAATCTACAAGATGAAGGGGACCAGACGAGCTATTCAATATATGCTCGACACCCTCTTCTCGACAGGTGTATTTAATGTCACTACGTCCGATACCCTTACCGAA